TGGTTGAATTAGCTGTATATCTAAAAGTTTCTCCATTATCTCCTTCAAAATCAGAGTTCGTACCCCATTTGACTAGCGCCGAGACAGCACCGTAAGTACCTACGCTATTCACTTTAGGCACAGCAAAGGTCATTGTGGCTACAGAGTCATTTGTGGTTCCGCTATTAGCAGCCCAAGCAGCATAATTAGAAAATGAGCCGTCACCAAGTCTTTCTTCATCAGAGACAGAATAACTACCAGAGCCACTTTCAGATGCAATATTAGAAGTGCTGATTGGGATATAAAATGATGCGCCTGTACCAGCAAATTCAATCACAGGATTACGACCAGTAGCATTAACTGTTCCTGTCATCGTAGGATAATACCCATTTGAATAGAGATACACATTCTCATTATCTAAGGTGTGTAAAGCTTGACTATCTACTGCTGCTTCTACTGCTGCTTCCTGGACATCAAATTTATCAGTAATGATCGCAGGGAAAGCCCCCTTATAAAAATTATAAAAACTGTCGAAGTGTGTCGTAGGGATCGTGCCTATATCGGTCTTTTCATAAAAGTCACCATAGGCCATCGGAATAGGCATACCTATGTTATTCTCAGGTGCGTTGGTATAAGTAGCGGCTGCGACTGTATTCTTAGGAATTATATTGTGATATTTTGGAGTATTATCAAAAAGAGTAAGCCTAACAAACCTATCATCATACTTTATATCTCCACCGATTAAGCCACTGCCGATCATTCGCTCTGTGTCATCATAGCTATTAGATGGATCATGTTCATTTGTATTTAAGAATAGTTCCCATTTTCTATTAGAGAAGTTATTAGTGGAAAAAAGATCAGAAAACCGCCCACCTGAGATAGCTCTATCTGTATTGATTAGCTTGATGCTCATATTCGCGTTAGAAGTGTGGAAGGTAAAGAAGTCTAAGGATTGCACATGCTTTCCCCATGATGAGACAAGCCCATAATATTCATCTGTTCCATCCACTCTAGTAACATCACTAACTCCTATAAAATTAGAGGCGCTAGAGTCATCGTTATAATAAAGCTTTAAAACCCAAAATGCTGTTGTACTTGCTTTATTTAACCGCGCGGTTAATTCATCATCAAAATTAAGCATTTATTCTTGCACCAGAATTAACAGCAGAGTTCAACGCAGGGATCAATTCATTCCTCACATAATCATCTTGTACCACTCCACCATGAATATTAACCACTATATTACTGGATGGCTGGCCTGTTTCATTCATTTGCCTAAGACTGTCAAGGCCAATAGACTGAGCTGAATCTCTTTTTATAATAAACTCACCAGCTTGAGCAAGTATCGGTATATTATCCCTACCGCGAACTATTCCACCACTACCAAAAGCCTGCACTCCATTTCTTGTCACTGCACCCCCAGAGTGGCCTAATGATGGAAAGACTGCGCCTAATAGATCAAAACCAGCTTTAGAAGCGCTAAATCCAGGGCCAGCAAACATTTTTAATATCGCAAATGAAATCGCCTGCGCTGCCAGTTCTGCTGCTATTGCTTTTAATGAATTAACAACAGCATCACCAAGATTATGTCCATGAACAATAGCAAGAGCTATATTATCGCTAAACCTTTTCATCGCTTTAGCTCTTCTAAGTATTAATTTTTCATCGTCATCAGCAGGCTTACCACCACTTAAAACCGCAGCTCGTTCTCTTTCAAGCTCAATTAATATTTTTAAAACGTCAATTTTTCTTTGGATTACCTCGGTGCTGTTTTCGGTAATCTCCATATCTCCTACAGTTGCGGTAGCTGCTTCTGAGGCTGCGTTTTCAAATTCAGTAAAAGCATTTTTACCGCCTAACAATGAATCCATCGCTGATCCTAAACCAAGATCAAGCGTTTTAGTTTGCTCATTTAATGTTATTATACCATCGGCTGCTTTTTTTGTACTTAATGGTAATATTGTAATTACCGTAGATGAATCACCTACAGCCTTAGAGACATCTTCCAAACCACTTGTTAATTTTAACGTAGAAGGCGCAGCAGATTTCATTGAAGCTTCAAGTGCTTTTAATTTAGATTCAAGTTCACCAATTTTTAAACCTTCCATCTCAAATCTAAAAGATGCTAAAGCAGGCACTAAGATATTATCTATACCCTCTCCAAATACTGCTGCTGAAAGCGCCACTTCGCCTTTTAACTCTCTTAAAAATCTTGTCGCTGCTTTAGCTAAATCACCTATTCCTTCAGTGGCATCTTTTATGCTTGGCATTAATGTATCGCCAATTTCTACAGAAAGGATTGTTACCGCATCTTTCATATTACTAAATGCACCTTCAAAAGTCTTAGATAACCTATCTGTACTTCCTGCAATACCAACAGTAGGATCTTGAAGTGATTTAATTAATGCTTCTCTAAACTCAGGTAAAGTTGTTTTTGATAAATCTTTAAGACCCTGAGAATCCTTTATTATATTTAATATACCACGCTCTCGCAAAATATCAGCAGCGCCAGCACCACCAGCGAAAGCTCTACCAAAGGAGTTAGCGGCTTCCGTAGCAGTCGTACCCATAAATGCTGCAAGGTCGGTAATCTCCTTTAAAAGCATTTGAGAATTAGCACCAAACGCTTCTAACTGCGCTCCAGCGTTTACTACATCATCTAAGGTAAACGGTGTAGTTGCTGCGACTGCGTTAAATTTACTAAAAGCTACTTCAGCTTTTTGGACTGATCCAGTTAAGCCTACTAATCGAGTTTTTACAGATTCAAACCTTGAGGCATCTCTAATGAATTTACCTGTTATTTTTGCAGCAGCACCAACAGCGAAGGTATATAATAAAATGTTATTTCTTAAAGCGCCTAGACTTCTTCTTAATCCAGTAGTAGTGCCTCTTAAATTTTTTGTAGATTTTTCATATCCTTTAGTCGCGCTATCAGCTTTCTTTAACTGAGTCTCAAGGTTCGTAAACCCTTTAGCTCTGACTTCAATTACAAATTTATTTGCCATTATTCATTTCCCTTGATCGTTTCTCACAAGCACTAATCTCTTCACTAATAACACGAAAGATGTCAATGGTCTTAGCATCGGCATCATGTAAGGTTTGTGCGAGAGGTAAGTTGAATTTGGTTGATACAAAATAATCTTCTACATATCCTTCTATCTCATTATCAATAAAGAACTTAGGGTTACAGAAGAAATTGAGGTTGTAATAAAGGTTCTGCCCTAATGAAAATTTATTGTGTTTATCTTCCTCTATAATACGCACACATTCAGCCCAGATCTCATCTTCGGTGAATGTGATCACTTTTGATAAGGTCGGGCTTTGGGCTTCGTAAGATTTGAATTTAACAGGGAAAAGACTATTTCCCCATCCGAAGAAATTACACCAGGTAGCTATCCTGACTTGGGTGTCTTTTTTTTTGTAAGACCTTTATACTCTAAATAGACCGCATTTAGCACTTCGTCTATCTGTGCATCATCTAGGTCTTTTAGAATTTCTTCGGGGTTTTGGAAGGCTTTATCCATACACCAGCTTAAAAGGTCAAAGTAGGCATCGCGCTCTATTTCTTCATCCCAAAACACTTTCATTTCCAAACGGTGTAGTTCTCTACGTTCACCAAAGGTGATTGGGCGAATGTCAAATTCGCCATGTGGGGTTTTTATCATAATTCTTTAAGTTGTAATTGCTAACATCGCATTTCCGCCAGATGCACCAAATTTGACTGATACATCATACATCATCGCATTAGCTTCGTTATAAGCTACGCTTGTGATTTTACCATAGCTTCCGATAAATCCAAAGCTTGTAGCATCAGCTATCGTTGCATCGTTAGCAAGGTTTGAGATCACTGTAGTACCAGCTTTCATTGTGGTTGGAAACTCTGCTGTTTGATTATCATATTTTACAGTAGCATCTAAAGTTGCAGAAATCTCTGGAACTGCTCTTACAATCGCTTCTGGATTACCATTGGCATCGTTTTGTCCAACATATTCAGAAGGATTCTCTAAATTCAGCGAAAAGCTTTGGATAACACAATCTTCAGCACCAGCAATCGTTTTCTTTGCTGTTCCAGCTAAAGTTGCGAGTGAATAATAGCTTGTTCCGTATGCGGTTGGAGTTGATGGCGCAGCTTGGGTAAAGCTACTGATATAACCTGTTCTGGCTGTAGCTGTAAAGCGTAAGCGACCAGATTCATTCGCCATATCTCCAGAAATCGATAAAGAAGTGATCGTACAGCCTGGGAAGATGATTGATCTATTTCCACCAGAAGTTGCAGGAGCAATAACCGCTATGGTAATTGTATCTGCAATCGTAACAGAAGAGTTGTCTCCAGTTTCAAGTTCTGGGGGTGTATAAGTTGCTGGGATTGTTGTCACATCGCTTACTGCAGCAAGCCCTATGCAATTTTGAACTAAAAAAGGAGCAACGGTTTGGTCAAACACTCCAGAGAATGTTATCTCTTTGGTTACACCCTTTTCATCCGTGAGAGCATCGTCTACATCAAACACTCGACCACTTGATCCACTTCTAACGTCAAGAACTTGGGTTAAATTAAAATTAGGCATTTCAACACTGTCTACATTGACAAGATTCATTGAACTTACATTTGCTGTACCTATGGTTGATTCAGCTACGATTGCTAACTGAAACTCTTTCGGTGAATATGCTGCGCCGTCTAAAGCCATTACTTAGACTCCTTCTTACTGGATTTTACTTCTTCTAAAAAATCTTTTGCTGCGTTTGGCACTTCATCAAGTTCGACTTCCTCTCCTCGGTTAAAAGCTTCCCAGTTTTCTTTAGCTAAACCTTTGTAACTGTCGAACTGATCTATGAATTTTTTTGACTTATATTTTGCCATCATTAATACCTTAATCGTTTACGCATAAACCTCTTCTACTAAACATTTAAACTCTATAGTCGCAGTTAGATAAGAAGGGTGTTCACTTTCTAAATCATAGTTTACAGAATCTAAACGAGCATTATGCCACTCATAACTCTGGCCTGCTGGATACACTGTAAACGCTAGTCCATCCGAGGTTATAAAGAATTGATCTGTACTGGTGATTAAGATCGGTCTTTTAATTAAGCGTACCTGATCTCCGTCACTTGTTAAAAAGTATCTACCAGCAGAGGTAACGAAATTCGCAACCTCATCAATACTCGCCACATTAACCCTCAGAACTTCTTTTAATCGTTCAACAACATTAATGCGCTTATCTAAACTGTGTTTTTTGGTGTATCTACCGCGTTCTCTTTCATTATAGGTGACAAGTATCGAGTATTCACGAATCGCACCATTAGAGCGTAATTCTACGATCTCGTCTCTCTGGGGTATTAATTGAAAGAACGCATTACCACGATAGACCTTATCATAACGAATGGGAACATTTCGGAATTCTTGGGCCACCAGAAGCCTTAAATTATCTAATACATTTTCATTATAGGTCTTATTGTAAGTGATCATATTAGCACATTACAGTTAAACATAATATCTGCGACTTGATAATTCATTTCATCATCTTCTAATTCTGGCTCATAATTAACGAAAGTGATCACCGCATCATTCCACTTATAAGTAGATGAAGGGCTATAATTTGAGTTGTTCCCAATTAAGCGCTTAATACGGTCAGCATAATTCATTAATTGTTCAAGATTATTACGTCTACTGAATACTCCAGGTGTTCTTCGGTATAATCTTAAAAGAATACCATAGACCCTAATCTGGTCTTCAGTAGTGGGTTGATCTAGTTCATCTTGGACAGGAATAACTCTAAGGAAGAAATTACCCCTGTTTTTAAAATCTTTATCGTAATGTACTGGAAGCTTGTCGAACTCGCCCTTAATCAAGGACTCTAATGCTTCTATGACATTAACTCGTAAAACGGAAGTGTATTGGGTAGCCACAAAGCTCTATTTGCGCTTGATTACGCGCACTTTCCTTCTTTTTCTTTTCTTGGGTCTACCTTTTTTATGTCCGTATGATCCTTTTCCCCAGGGCATTTTATCTCCTACTAATTTGCTCAGACTTTACTGATCCATATTCTTCGGGCATACCGACTACAATTATAGACCAAGTATCATTTGTGGTGTAGACACCTTCGCCCCAGCGAATATACATGCCATAAGCCAATCCTTGATAATCGCCATTGATCTCTTCAGATTGGATCACTTCATTAATAGCGAGGCCAGTATCATTCTTTACATAAACACTATATTTAACGCTCGTGTTTTCTGTGCCTGCGGTAAACGTACCCCCTGCTGTAATTTTTACACGAACATCATCGTAATCTACGGAAGGAAGCGTGGTCATTTTTGTATCTAAGATTCCACCTGTGGTATTAGCATTTAAACTTACAGGTCTAAGCATCCCCTCATTCTTCTCATAAGTGGATTCGTGCCAAAGCGCATATTCGCCTCTTTTTAATAGATCAAGCATACCATCGCCATCAGGTGAGATATAGCGCTCTTCGATGTCTTGCGCTCTCTCTGGGTCTATAGATCGTATTAGATCTGCACAGGCTAACCCTGCATTAGCATTGATCAGTACAAAATCATAATCACGACTGGATGCACCCTGATCTTCTGCTTTAGAGCGTTTAAAGATCGGTCTGTTTATATAAGAGCGAATACGGTCTGCCTGTTCATTGACCACTCTCTGTTTCACTGTAGCCCAATCTTCTGCTGCTTCATAGACCAGATTATCAGGATCTACCGAGCTGTAGACGTATAAAGCATCTGCGGCTGAGTCATAGTAGGCATCATCAGCACTATCTACAGCACCGACTGACGATTGCATATTCATCTCTTTACCATCTACATAGCTCTGAGATACATAGCCACTGTTATAGGCAGCCCAGGTGTTCGTTCCATAGGAAGCGAAATTCTGAACTAATCTCTTACGATCATAATTATCAATGCTGGGTTCTACACCCATCAAATCGGTTGTAATATTACAAAATGCTTCTAAATAGGTTGCCATTATGCTTGTCCACTTTGAGTGTCATCAAAATATTCTATGTTATCTATATCTTCAAAAGAATAGACTATATCAGGGATCTGTAATCCTTCTATCATTACCATTAAATTGGCGATCTTTTTTACACCACTAACCGAAACCTCGTTCTCCAGGTCATTCTTAATACTATTGGTCAGCAGTTTGATCGCTCTCATCTCATCCATCATATTCTGCATCTGTTCGGATAACGTCATTACTTAAACCCTTTTCGACTACTTAACGTAACCATTTGGTCACTTGTTCAATAAATTCATCTGGATTACCCTTACCGCCTGCATTATAATAATCCTTCCAGTAACGCGACATTCCCTCTACGCTGCTTGGCATACGCTTAGGTATTCTCCAGTATTTAATACGACAATGGACAATTCCTGCTGCGATATTCTTTTCTAATATATCTGCCCATAGTTTTTCATCGTAATTTTGCCAATGCTTTAAATCCACCATACTAGCTTCAGCACATTTCTTCATCAGCTTTGGTCTATGTTTAAGGTAGTGAATAAGGTTATCTACGCATGTCGCTGGTTCAACTTGAAAAAATGACTTCGCTGGCCCATCATTCATTTGAGTGATATACTCGTAGCGAGATTCGATGATGCCTGTAGCCAGCACCATATCTACCGCACTTTTAGAGGCATATCTTTTACCCATCACGCTACAAGTGCGTTCAATAAGTGAGCGCATTTGCTTTATACTGACCATTAGAAGTTTTCTTCGATAAAAGGCTTTACGACTTCTTCCCACGCAGCATCATCATCTTTATTCTTACTAGCGCTCACAGCCCAATCGCCGATCTTAATTAAAAGACCTTTCATACCATGCTTCTTAACAAGCCTTCTTACTAGCTTTTTTAACATACTATTTCCCTGCTATTTTATAAATACTTTTTTTAACACTTGTCCATAAAAGGTCATCCCAGGTAGAAGGAGAAAGGGCAACTGCCTTATCGATTGCGAGAATGGCAATTACGGCATATTCCCAATTTTCTACTAAAACTTTTACAAATTCTTCCATATTAATTAGCTCCTTTAATCCATGCAATTAGACTACTAAAAACAAAAGTAACAGTAGCGAGTATACCAGTGAACCATTGCTGTTTATTCTCTAAAGAACGCACTCTGCCATTCTGAGCTTTGACATCAACTCGGATCTCTTTTGTCACCTCAAAGTGGGCTTGATGCCTTTCTTCAAGGCGAGTCATACGCTCTAGCATCTCGTCTCTATAATGATCTACTGCTACCTTATTCATTTAATTTTTTCCATTTATTCGTGAAACCAGCCCTTTAACTTCCATTATAATATCTCCCAGATCATTCATCTCTTCTACCATCTTTTCATGCCTGCGATCTCTGACCTCATCTGAGCGATTCCAACGATCAATAAGTTTGATTGAGATTTCTTCAACCTCTTGCAATTTTCTCATTAGCGTTTTTTGGAGGAACACGATTTGACCAAAAAATAAGGTCAAAAGAACACCAACAATACCCCACTCTTGTATTAGTAGCTTTTCCATGTTCCCCCTAAAACGATTTTAAGCTTCGGCTTCTGGTTCTTCCAGGCTTACCTTTAAGCTATTCACAAACCCCTGTCTGCCAATCTCCATCTGCTGAAGATTAAAGCGAGCGTTATCGACCTTACGATTAAGATCATTGATATGCGCGACCATTAGCTTTTGGTCATCTCCCAGATCATTGATGACATATTCTTTATCATCAAGCAAAAGAGTCGGTTCGTTTTGTTTTTCTTTTTTTGACATTTGAACTCCTTGTTGGTTATCGTCTTTTCAAGCCCATTTTCTCTAATAGGCTCTTATTTTCTTCTACTAATTCTTCGTTATGATGCTCAAGCTCTTCTAAGTGTTGCTTTTCCATATCGTGCATTTTAGAAGTGAGTACCACCAATTCTTCATGCATATCTCCTATACTTCTATCCATACTTGCAAACTTCATCTGTATCTGATAGTATGCCGCTATCATCATAGAGATACCAATCATCGCCTTGATTAAGAAAGCTATTGATATATGTACCTGACTATCTGCACTAATCCCCTTCGTCATCCTGAATCTCTGGTACTGGTATTCCTAATTTCTTTTCCCATTTATTAATAGTTGGCTCCAGGGTTCCTCTTGCATCCGCAATCACAATAATTATTGCTACTACGCAATGCAGATAAAAGTTTATCATCGTGAATACCAATTAATAGCTTTTTCAACATCGTCTGCCCTTAACTCTAAGTTCCCATCAAAATCTGCTTTCCACATCTTTACTTTCTTGCCGTCTTTGAATAAAACTACGCTTGGAAAATTTCTCAATCTTAGTTTTCTAACAACTTGAGGAACTTTTTTTGAAGGTAAAATCATCATTTGTGTTCCCATGTGTGCCGAATCCCCCTTCACAATAAACTTTCCTTTATAAAAATTCTGTTTATTATCATCTGACCATTCAGAAGTAAACCTTACTAAGTGCATCCCTTTGTAGATTGCTCCGTAAAAATTGTCATCATTTACTTCTTGTTGTACTGGCTGTCCAAATGCTAATGATAATAATAGTAACCACCTCATTGTACTTGAATCCTTAGTTCAACGATTTTACGCTCTATAACATTGATTTCTTCTTGTATCTTTTCAAAAAGTTCATACAATTCATCCATGTCATCTTGAAGATTGCCCACCTGCT